ATTTTGGCGAACGAGTAGTTATGGACTTTGCATACGTTAGACATCCACAGTTTCTTGATATTAAAATTGCAACTAAGGAAATGGTCGAAACATATCTAAAGACTACTATAGATTTTATGATTGAACGAAGAAAAAAGAACAAACGATTTAAGATGGATGAGATTTTAAAATTAGAAAGAATATATAACGATTGTATTGCTCATTTTAAAAAAAACATTAATGTAAATGAAGATAGATTTAGATTTGTGCAATTTGTAAATGAATACGATCGTCGTAGAAATAAAAACTTTTTAGAAATATTTCCAGAGTACAAAGAATTTTACAAGTTATGTGAGAACAGCAATGTATGATGTAATTTTTATAAGTTATAACGAAGTTCAAGCAGATGAAAATTGGAATATATTAAAAGCACGAATGCCTTGGGCTATACGTGTGCATGGAGTTAAAGGGATACATCAAGCACATATCGAAGCAGCAAAGAAGGCATTTACTCAAATGATATGGATTGTTGATGCTGACGCAATTATTGTAGATGATTTTGATTTTAGTTATATGCCACATCGAGATGACAGAGATGCTGTTCACGTATGGCGTAGTAAAAATCCTATTAATGATTTAGAATACGGATACGGTGGAGTAAAATTATTTCCGAGATTAGCAACTGTAAACATGGAGACAAGTAAGACAGACATGACTACTAGTATTAGTGATAAATTTGTGCTTATGGAAGAAGTTAGTAATATCACTGCATTTAATACAGATGAATTTAGCACATGGCGCAGTGCATTTAGAGAATGTGCAAAACTTGCAAGTAATATAATTGACAGGCAGAATGTAGAAGAAACCAAAGGTAGACTTGATATCTGGTGTAGAAAAGGCAGTGAGAGACGCTGTGGTAATTTCGCTATCGCTGGCGCTATTGCTGGCAGGGAGTTTGGGTTATCTAATATGGCGGATCTTAACCTTATAAATAACTTTGAATGGTTACAGGAGAGGTTTGATGCAACTTGTAAGTGACATTAAAACAGTACACATTGAACTAACTGATAAATGCCAGGCACAATGCCCAATGTGTGCCAGAAACAGCCACGGCGGAGCCACTCGACCTTTTATTCGTAATGGCGATATAAGTATTACACAATTTAAAGATTGGTTTCCTAAACAGTTTTTATCACAGTTGGATAACTTTTATAGTTGTGGTAACTATGGCGATCCGGCATTTGCAAAAGACTGCTTAGAAATATATTCTTATGTACGCGAATGTAATCCTACAGTTCGGCTAGGAATACATACTAACGGCGGCATGCGTAATCCTGCATGGTGGGCAAAACTAGCACAGCATAATATTGATGTTGCGTTTGCTGTTGATGGATTTAAAGGCAAACACGAATTATACCGTAAGAATACAAAATTTGATAAAGTGATCGAAAACTTAAAAGCATTCTGCGATGCAGGAGGCATTGCCCGTGTTGATAGCTTAGTGTTTGAACATAACGAGCACGAAGTAGATGAATTAGAAAGTTATCTATTATCATTAGGTGTACAAGAAGTAAACTTTGTAAGTACTACACGATTTTACGAAATGAAAGAGTTTGAAGTACACGATAACAATGGTAATGTAGAATACACTATTGCTCCTGCACAAACAGAAAGGTTTAAAAAAACTCCTAATAATAGTTTAAATGCACTTGTAGACCCAGCGGTGCGTAACGCAGCAGTTGAATCAGCAATAATTGAGCCTAAGTGCGTAACTGAGAAAGGTGTTTATATAGATCCTTATGGTAATATATTTCCTTGCTGTTGGATAGGCGGTGAATATATTGAACAACCAGTGGAAGAAAAATTACCAATTCATTATCTTAGAAATTTAAGTGTAGACAACACAAAGACTATATTAAAAACTGTAGGCGTGCCTAACTGCCACGATGCTGTCTTAAACACTAACGAAAATTTATTTAAAAAAATGCCAGACTTTTGGCAAGGAAAGAATAAATGCCTAACTTGTGTTAAATTATGCTCTAAAGCGTTATACGATAGTAGAAAATGAGTAACTTTCAAAACATACCATTTGAAGATATAACAAGCTTCGGCCAAAAGACGCTGTTGAACACAAACTTGTTTACAGTTAGTTGGATCCTTGCTAGGTTTTGTAACTACAATTGTAGCTATTGCTGGCCCTATGCTCGTAGCAGCACTCCTGACCATCAAAGTTTAGAAATATATACAAATTCCATTGATGAAATAAAACGTCAAGCAAGAGAAAACGGGTTTACTGACTTTCACTTTAGTTTTAGTGGAGGCGAACCTACTGCATATAAATACTTTGGGAAGGTTATAGACCATTACTGTAGTGATACAGCTCCTGAGTATCAGAGTATTCATATGACAACCAATCTAAGCCCAGGAAGCAAATGGTGGAACAACTGGTTAGAATCTACAAGCAGTTTGCAACGTAGAAGTATAACAGCAAGCTACCATGCAGAGTTTGCAAATGAACAAGAGTTTGGAGATAAGTGTCTTCAGCTCATGAAGGCAGGAGTGTATGTTACGATCAATCAAGTTATGGTGCCAGAAATGTTTGAAGAGCTTTACGAGCGCCTACAGCGATTTGCCGCCAGAGGTATTAATGTCACTGTCAAGCCCCAATCCGATCCTACCGCCTCCCGTGTGGTATCCGGGTATACTAAAGAACAACTCAACTTGTTGCAAACAGGATTCCCTCAAAGAATCCCAGACGAATTTAAAAAAATAATACCGTTGTTACAGGTAGAATTACAAGACAAAGCCGGTAACATTTATTACATAGACCAAGCAGAACGCTTTAATTCCTTCGGATTCAACAAGTTCAAAGGCTGGAGTTGTAATGCAGGATACCAAGGATGCGTTATTAGAGAGAATGAAGTTAAGCGCAGCTACAGTTGTCATGACGAACCCTTAGGCACGTTAGACGGCGGCTTTGAGCTCTTTAAGGCACCAGCTAAATGTATTACACCTACTTGTGTAAGTAGTGCAGACAGTAAACTTCCAAAGGTAAAGTATGAAAGTTGAAATACAAGATGTGTTATTCTGGATGGATGCTATTCGCAACAGTGAAGATCGCTATCGTACTCTAGAAAGCTTTTGGAAAGGACAAGTCAACAGTAAAGTTTGGCTCATTGAACAATTAACTAAAGTGTATAAAGCGCATTATAGTAAATCTAATATAGTAATTTTTGGTGGCTGGAACGGAGTACTATCAAATCTGCTATTTAATAGTGATATGTCTATTAGGCATATTACAAGTGTAGATATAGACCCTACATGTGAAGAAACAGCGTGTACAGTAAACAAGCGTCAAGAAATAGAAGGACGGTTTACCGCAGTAACAGCAGATATGTGTGACTATTCATCTCCTGCAAATATTGTTATTAACACAAGCTGTGAACACGTTACGCAAGAACAATACGAACAGTGGTTAAGTAATCAACCAGACGATGCAATATTTGTAATACAGAGTAATAACTATTTTGACTTGCCCGAACATATACGTTGTGCAACAGACGCAGATGACTTTATGCGTATGAGTAAAGTTAAACCTCTATGGCGAGGTGAATTTGAAACTCCTATGTATACACGCTATATGATTATTGGAAAAAAGAAATGAAGCCTACTTTAAAATATTCAGAAATGTACATTACCAATGTATGTAATTACAGTTGTACACATTGTCAGAGCTTTAATAATTATGCTTTCAAAGGACACCAGCGGTGGGACGACTATAAAGATGAGTACGAACTGTTAAGCAAAAAACTTGATATTGGCATAATACAACTTATGGGCGGCGAGCCTACACTGAATCCTGATTTCAATAAATGGCTCAAAGGTATATCTAACTTATGGCCAACTGCTAAATTACAAATATCTACTAATGGGTCAACACTTAATAAACTAACACAAGATGTTTATGATGTACTATCAAAGAATAATGGTACACTTTGGATAACATGTCATGATATAAAACTTTATGACGGCTTTTTAGACTTTATTAACACATTCCTTGATGTAATCGTATCTGATACTGGAGAAGCTCCTGCTCGCAGAGTGTCTAGAATATTCATTGATAAAAACGGTGTTGAAGTAATTCTTGACTGGTCACAAACATTTAGAGCTAGTGCAATGGACTTAGTTAATAAGCAACTAACACTGGGGTACGATAGCGATGTAGACGAAGCACACGATGTTTGTGGATTTAAAACTTGCCATCAACTTAATAAAGGCAAATTATACAAATGTCCATTAGTAAGTGTATTACCAGATTTTTTAAATCAATTTAATGTTGCAGTTGCAGATAAAGAGTTAGCACATGCATATCAACCAATGTCGCACGATGATGATGTTGAGAAATTTGTAAACAATTTAGTTAATCCTATACCGCAATGCAAATTTTGTCCTAGTAACTATAACATAGGACACGACTTTATTGGTACTGATAAAAAAGTTAAACAAACTTAAATTCAGTAGCAATACACATACGAGGCTCACTTGGCATATGTGCATCTACAGCATGTAAAATAGTATTGTCCATAATAACAATATCGCCTTCTTCGATAGCAAGTCTAAGTACGTCACTATCTTGATATTCGCTAGGCCAATCACCGTAATTGCTGTTGTGTATAAAAACTAAATTTGATCCACCCAAAGGAGCTTTAGGATAGAATAACATTATTAGAGTTTTTTCATCTTCTTCGGTATACCTATCCCAGTGATTTCTAGTTTCGCAACCTGCATAAGTTAAATTAATCCACATATTATCAAATTGTAAATCAGTGGCATCTGAATACAAATTAGCATACTTTATTCCTGTTTGTTTAAGTGTATCTAATAGTATATTAAATTGTTTCGCTTTATCGCTAGTTAATGTAAAATTAAGATCTGTACTACAAACTCGTCCACCTCTTGCGTACGGGTGACTAACATCTTTATTTTCAGGAAGCATAAGATGCTTCATTACTTCGTCATGTAGTTCGTTCGAAAATAATGTGTTTATATCATTATTTTTAATTATAACAACTGGTAATCCAAATATTGATAATATCATAATACTTCTTTCTTTACTTCACTTCGTTTAATCCAAATTCTCTATCTAGGTATTTCCATTCAATTTTAACAGGATCCCATTGTTTTAACTCTGCAAAAATAATGTCTTTATTTAAAGCACCACATGTGTAAACATCTAGTTGCACAAGTGCTGGCTCAACAGCGTCCCATACATGTATTGCAATATGACTAGTTTCGATTACAACTACGCCAGTTAATCCTTCGTTACCGGGCATGTCAACATATGCAGTAATAGGCCCTCGGCATACTTTCATACCAATTTTATCTACTAGTTCAGTAAGCCAATTTTGTAACCAAACTTCATCTCTTGGAGGGTTGTTAACTTCGGTACGAATGATCAAGTGTTTGTGTTCTAGTAATTTCATAAGTTATCTAATTGTTCTTTAATACAGTCTTCAGCATGGACTATGTACTTATTATCACTAGAAATGCCGGTGTCGTTGATTAACTTTATTCCACCGGCTCGCTTAATAACATCTTGTACAGTTAATTGTTCCATACTAAATAATTGATCTTTTAGAACCACGCCTTTTAGTATCTAATGTACTGCAATGAATGCCACCTTCCCAGAACAGCATATGACGTTGGTCACATACATGACAATCAATTCCGTGTGTTTTTAAGAATTTAAATAGATCTGGAACTTTTCGTCCAAAGATAAGGTTGTTTCTATCCACAACTAGTACGTTAAAGTCAAAGCAACAGTCTTGGTTATATCCTGTCCAATTACCTAAATAATTTTCAACCCAGTCTAATTCGTATCTACCACCTTTAGCAATGAAGTTTCTTTTGTATTCTTTTGTCTTCGGTGAAGGAACAAATTGTTCAGCATCGATTAATTTTAAATGCCGCAATGCATGTGGTACCCATTCAATGCCAGCATGTAAAACTGTCTCGTCGTCGATCATAAGAAATCCGTGATCAATATGTCCGTAGTTTTCAGCATGCCCGTTAGTGTTTTCTATAAATTCAAAGTCTGTTAAATTACGTTTAAGCCATTCGTAGCCTTTTTTACTACCAGGTCCATCGGCGTCTATAATAATTTTATCACCTACAGGATACATAGTTGCTGTGTGAAATAATATTCTGTCTTTTAATTTACTATAATAAATGTTAGCTCCGGGCTCTTGCCCCGGCATGTACCATATGTCACTTGGCGTAACAGGAACTAATGGAGGAGCAGCTTGGCTAATCCAATTATAGCCCTCGTCAAACATTTCTGAAAATATATTATAAAAACTTAGTCCATCAAAATACCGATCAGTTAAGCTAGTGTATGTTTGGATAATAGTTTTATCTAATACTTTGTATTGGTCTCTAGGAACGGTTGGTCCCATTGGAAACTTTACATCAAACCCTGACATTGCGATATGACCATCGTAATGATATACGTCTGGTCTCTTAACTGTAACTCCGGCTGCTTTTAAGAAGTCTGCTAATTTGTCAAAGTCTTCTTTTGTTTCGTCTAGTATTTGATTAAACTGTGATAAGTTCTCATTTGGAAATAAATGATCTAAGTCACCACCTGCATACGAATCTGCAACAATAACTTCTTCTAGTGGGTCGTATTCTGTGTAAACCATATTAGGTTCTCCTGTAGTGCTTCAAAGTATTCATCGCCCGCGTTCATCGGTATTACATAAAAGTGTTTGTCTTTTTTATTGTCGCTTCTAGCAGCTTTAAATATTAATCCATATCTACTAGTAACTACGTGTCCGTTATTTTCAAATACTGAAATAGCACGTTCTACTATTTCGTCATGCTTTTCTAATAAGTTATCACGTTCTAGAATATCTAAGTATTTTATAGCACTAGCTATTCCTGCTAAACTAAAGCTGTAAGTAAATCCGTGTTCCCAGAAAAAGCCTTCAGGCAGAACATTTTCAATTCTCTCATTATATAATACCATACTTAGGGGGAAAAATCCACCTGTTATTGCTTTGCCCATAGTTGAAATATCTGGCTTGATAGGAGTGTCATGCCAACCTACATAGTTACCTGTCTTACCACCACCAGTAAAGATATCGTCAAATATAATTACAACATCGTGGTCTGTGCGTAGTTTGTCTAAGTGTGCCCACCATTCATCAGTAGGAGGTAGCAGCGCAGAACCGTATGAACATGGTTCGATCATTACAGCAGCCACATTATCCCAGTCTATATCTTGCTCTGCCCAGATTCTGGATATGCGTCTTGTATTCTGATGCGGCTCTAGTGTATAAAATGGATTGTCCATAAAGTTTTCGTAGCCTACGCTGCATGTCATCATAGTACTACCGTGGTAGCTGTCGCTGAACCCTACAACTATGTTCTTATGTTTGTTGCCTTTTTGCCATTGGTATGCAGTAGCTAATTTAATAGCGCCTTCATTAGCATCGGACCCACTAAGTGAATAAAAAGACTTCATTCCAGTTAGTGCATGAACTCTGTCGGCAAATTCAAAGCTGATATGATTTAATCTGTTAGCACCGCCCTTTGACATTTGGTTTTCGCCAAGCTCAGGACGTTCGCCTTTGAGTACATCTGCAACAAAGTCTACGATTTCGTCTTTTTGGTATCCTAATACAAATGCACCAAAGTGCATAAGAGGATCTATAACTTTTCTACCTTCTCTAATTTCACCATAATTCCACCTCGGTAACGGTAAAAGTATGTCTTGGACTTGGTGTTCAGGTATTAATCCTTTAAATTTCATGTTTGTTTCCTATTCAGTGTTAAACTATTTATATGCGTAGTTAACTATCTATGTAGTTCTTGAATATTTCACATCCTCTTTCCATTGTTATTGGCTCGTTATTTTCTAATAACACAAAACAAAAGGTCCAGCGGTATTCGTCGCCAGGATTCCATGTAGAGTGAAGCTGTCCAACATTAATAAGACTAGGCTTGTTTATAACAGCTTCGTACACTAAGTCACAGTCGTCAAAATCTGCTATTATGCTATAGTCTATGTCAATGTCAGGATTAATACCAGCCTCATAAAACTTCTTATTAGATCCACTGGCTGTGCCACCGTAAAATTTTTCATACTTTGTTTCGTCTCTAATTTTGTACCATCGTGTGGTGCTATCTTCCGGCCCCCATGTAAAGTTTAATTTACATACGTCTGCGGTCCCAGGCAACATTCCAGGATCGGCATGAAGTGGTACATCGCTGCCACCTGGACATGTATAAAACGCTTCTAAGATATTAGATAATTCTAGCCCAAGACTTTGAATCCACTCTCTAAAAGGTTGATAAACATCGCTTTCTTCCATTGCAACTGCAAAACGTTCGCCAGCATAATTAAATTTTTCTGGTTTAGTAAACTCAAATGGAAGTGTTAAGTATCGGTGGTATATATTTTCAGTCATTGTTCTAAAATCTCCTTTAAATAATCTTTGTCCCAGAACGAGTAATACGATGTATTTTGTAGTGTATCTCTGCCCTTTTGCAGCCCAGCCCTGTCTTGGCATAATAATATATTATATTTTCCGTTACTAGTTTGTACTCCATTAATATTAGAATATCTATCTATACCGTCTGGCAAAAATACTAAAGAAGGATAAAAACTATTGTACTCTTTTGCAATAGTATCTAGTTGTTCGAATGTGTACTTGTTGTCTAGTATATAAACTATTAGTTCTAATGAACCTAGCACAGGATTAATATTGAGGTCTACTAAATGTTCTACTTTGTATCTAGCTTTTTTGGCAAACGGACAAACAGGTAATCCTCCTAATTCAGAACGTGTTTCTGAAATCTTATCAATCCATTCAGAAATACCTTGTTCGACGCTACTCACTACTAGCTTTCCATTTTTTGCTAGGTACATTTCCAAAGATATTACTCTTAAGCCATGCGTAGTTGTTTTCGCCTAATGATGAAATATACTTGTGTTTATTATTATTAAAATCAAAATGCATCTTTGCTAATATTTTATCTGCATCGCTAGAGTTATTCCGAATGTCGAAATCTATATTCCAGTGAGCTGCAAGTTGTGCCCACATATAATCAGGAAACATAGTATATCCTGTAATAGCCCCAAGCATACTATTACGTTTGTTATAAATTTTGTCTATAACTAAAGATGCATGATCGTTTGCTTTTCCCATTACCTGCATGTCTGTCCAAAATTTAGTATCTGTTCTAGGACTAAGCGTATAGTGTACTAAAATAAAATCAGCAATGTCGTCAATAGTACATGCCATTTTTTCATTATACGAATCATAATTTGCTAGATTTAATACTTCGTTCAATCTTCTAATACTAGTAACTATGGTGTATAGCGCATTTGCTTCAAGTGGCTCGACAAATCCACACGTTAGGCCAACAGCTACACAGTTTCCGTTAGCAAACGTTTCTAATCTCTCAGGCTTCCATTTAATTAATCTTGGTTCGTTTTTAGGAGTCTTAATTTGTTTTAGAAAATGCTCTTTAGCATCCTCGTCACTAACATGTTGTGAACTAAAACAGTAGCCGTTCCCGGCACGATGATATAGTCCTATATTAAAACGCCATCCGTATGGCTCTGCAATACTTTGTGTATAGTTTACCATCTCGGATTCAGGATTGCTATAATCGGTTTGGCACACCCAGGCACTATCTATTGGATGATCGTATGTTTTTGTTTTCCAGTCTAGTGCATTAACTAATACTTTACTAAACCCGGTACAGTCGATAAACCAGTCAGCAGTTATTATAGATCCATTGTCTAATTCGATTGAACTAATGTCTTCTTCGTGTACATTTACTTTAATAACGTTGGCAATTATATTAGTAATATTAGGAGCAACTTTAGTTTTAATATAAGTGCCTATAAGCTCTGCGTTAATATGATGGGCATAACTGTGTGCTTGATTTAACACAGCAGTATTGTTATTATATGGAGAAACATTATTTTCCATATAATGAAACTGTGGGCAAAAGTATTGATCAAATCTGTCATACGTATTATTATGCAAGAAGTGAGATAAAATATCTATAGTTCTTGCTTGTGTAGTATTTTCACTAAAATCGTTGCTGGATACATTTTTAGATATATCCTTGTACAGGTTTTTTGCAGGAGTAGTGTAATTAAAGCTAAAATACGACTCGTCATCTGCACCGCACCAGTCAACAAACTTATTTGCATACTTGTGAATAGCACCTGTTTCTTTCATCCAGTCGGTTTCGTCCATGTCAATCTCTTCAAAGAAATCTCGAACGTGCGGAGTAACACTTTCACCAATTCCGATCTTTGGAATAGTAGCAGACTCTACAACTGTAACATTTTCACTACCGTGGTACTTTGCAAGATAAGCAGCAGCCATCCATCCTGCTGTGCCACCGCCGACTATTACTATTTTTTTATTCATGTAACGTAACCTGTAATACTACTCTTGGAGTAGATCCTATATTAGCTGCACCATGTAGTGCAGCACTATTTGCGTATTGAAATATATCACCCTTTTTGTAGTTAGTTGTAACATAGTCTTCGTACATAAAGATGTGTCCGGGTTGCCAGTCTTGTAATGGTATCCAAAATCTATCTGCATTTTGTTGTTGCACAGTATGAGGATCCATATGCATCGGCATAAAGTTGCCAGGCAGCATTTTAGTAATCCACCAGTGTTGCAGTCTGCCGCATGTTGAAATATTTGGAACGTCTATTTGTAAATTGTCTTTATCAAACATTTGAAAGTACACCGCAGTAGGATCATAACCAGCATCAATTGCTTTTTGCCACTCACGTTTTCCTTTGTCTCCATCTGGAATACCGCCTTGCTTAGGACGCAACATGCCTTCTTTAGACATTACTTGCTCTACAACTTGGGTAATCCAGTTGTTATTTTCTATATTACCTAAATGTTTCATTAACAATATTTAGTTACTAGTCCTGCACTCTTATTGCCAAACTGAAGAACATAGATCGGGCCTCGGCGATAAGTACACAATAACAGGAAAACATATGTCTAAGTATTGGTACGATAAAGAAGATACAATTCTAGGGAAGTTTCAACGTGACCTAGAAACTAAATCAAGTTGCACGTTTTGTGTACTACCGTGGATACACTTAGCAACTCGTCCTAATGGCGATATGAGATTATGCTGTACTGCAAATGCAAGCGGCGCAGGAGAAAATCACACTGTTGGATTGATAAAAAACAAAGACGGCAGTCATGCTAACTTTGGAAAAGTTACTCCTATGGAAGCATGGAACAGCGACTTTATGAAAAATGTTCGTACTACTATGCTTGCAGGCGAAATACCAGCAAGTTGTACAGGATGCTTTGACGAAGAATCACAAGGCATTGTTAGTAAACGTATCTGGGAAACTTATACTTGGTTAAATGACGAAGGTGTTGACGCTGAAGAATTAATACGCCAAACAGAAGAAGATGGCACTGTGCCTGAACGCTTGCAATACCTAGATTTGCGTTTAGGACATACTTGTAATATTAAATGTGTAATGTGCAGTCCACATGATTCAAGCAAGTGGGTTGCAGACTGGCAGAAACTTGTTCCGCAGTTAGAAGATGAATCTGTAAAGAAACAGATGACATGGGATAAGAAAGAATTTAATAACAAGTGGCACGAAAAAGAATCATTCTGGAAAGAGTTGTATGCACAAATACCTAATCTAAAACAAGTCTACTTTGCTGGCGGCGAACCTTTAATGATTAAAGAACATAAAATGTTTATTCAAGAAATTGTTAGACAAGGTTATCAAGACAAAGTGTTATTACGCTATAATTCAAATGGACTTCTTGTGGACAACGAGCTAATTGAGTTGTGGAGCAAGTTCCGCAAAGTTAAATTTGCAGTTAGTGTTGATGCAAGTTTTGAACGTGACGATTACATACGCTTCCCTGGAAAGTTTGCAGAAGTAGAGCGCACTTTGCATATGTTAGACAATACTCCTGATAATATACATGTTAGTATGGCAACAGCAGTACAGATATTCAACATCAAACATATACCAGACTTTATAAAGTGGAAAGTAAACAGCAACTTTAAGAAGATGAATGTAGGACGAGTACACAATATGATGATGGGAGGTGGACTTGTTAATGCACACTTAGTTCATATACCTACATTCCTTAACATTACAATGTTACCTGAAGCAGACAAGCAAGATGTACGCGAACGCTTTGCAGAACTTAAAACATGGTTATGGGACAATTATACACAAGACGATGAATTTTGGATACACAATCCTAAGGGCTGGCGACAGTGGACAGGATTATTAAAGCATATGGATAGTCGAGATAATAGTCATATGCTGCCTGGATTTAAAGAATATGTAAACAAACTTGATGCTATCCGTGGATTAAACGCAGCAGCTATATTTCCTGAACTAGCACATTTACTTTAGTTAACGGAATATCAGCAGCACACGTACACCATGTACGTGTACACGTAATAGGCGCAGTAGGTGATTCAAATGTGCCGTTATAAATGTTACCTAAACTTCCTCCTACTCTACAAGTAGCACGATGTACTTCTCCGTCCCAGTTAATCATTAAGCTTTCTAATCCTGCGTTACAAGTCCATCCTTTAAACTCATTTCGTTTGTCTTTAATTACATCATTAGCGTGAATTAATTCTTTGCCATCTATAGTACAGTTTGGCTTTACAGTTGCAACTTTACTTAATATCCAATTTAAGTCTTCTGCTTTGTAACGTAAGTCGTCGAACCAGTCACGATTTTCTGCTTCAGTCCATCTGATACGTCTGCAAACATATGGAATGTTATGTCCTTCTAACAATGTAGCTGCTGCTCTAACTTCGTCCATGTGTTCGTGATGTGCCATTAGATTGACTTGGTATAGAGTAGCAATGCTCTCCATATCTAGTAGTTGCGAGTACTCAACAACGTTTTCAGTTGCTCGTCGACTGTGTTCGTTATCAAAATGCAAACTAAACACCCATTGATTTACTGGTTGCTTAATGTACCAAGCTGATGAGCGTAGCCCATTAGTTGTAACACTTAGCCAATCCAAACTATCTCTAGCACATTTTAATATTTCATTTATTTTAGGATGTACAGTTGGCTCGCCACCAGTTAAACTAAGACGTATTGGTTTGCCGATCTTTTCTAATTCGTAGATTGTATTAACCATTTTGTCTAAGTCAGTATGTGGACTAAAGTTATCGTGTATTTCCGCAGGACAGTATCCGCAATCTAAGTTACAGCGTTTGCCTATATTCCATTCTACATGAACACTGGTATGATGTCCCCATCGACTTTCTACTTTAAACATACGGAATAAATTCTGGATTAGCTGCAAGGAAGTCTTGCCCACGAGTTTTATCTAAGCGTTTGTTAAACTCTATACAGTCTTGCCAATGTGTTTCATACATGCACTTTGCTTGTAAGAAGTTAATGTTATCTTGTATCTGTTGTAGTGTTACAGTTTCTAATAGTTTATGCTGTTTAACCATCGGGTATTCTAATACTTCTGTTTTCATTTGTTCTAAACGTGCTATTACTTTTGCTTTTAGTTCTGGCGGCAATACTTGCGCACTTAATGATTTAGGATAAGATACTCTGTGAGAATAAAACACAATTCCTAGTTCGTTAATAAAGTAATCAATAACTTTATCAATCTGCATTATGTTGTTTGATTGTACAGTAAATGCACCAACTACTCTGCTTACATTAGGAAAACTCTTAAAAACTTTAATGTTTTCTTCTATTACGCTAAATTTACCATTGCCTCTAATGTACTCGTAAACGTCATGTAAGCCGTCTATGCTTACGTTTACAGCTATGCTTTTAAACTTAGGCCAATAGTCATGGATCGTTCTGCCACCTTTAATGCCCAGCGTAGTACCGTTTGTAGCGTACTTTAGTTCAATGTTGTCACCGTACTCTGCAAGCTTGTCTAGTATCTTGTAATGGTATGGATCCATTAGAGGCTCACCGCCTGCAAACTCTACACGCCTAAAGAATGGTAATAGTTTTTCAAACGATGACCACCAGTTGTCACTATTATCAAATGGTCCTATATACTGCCCTGGCTTAGTTACAAGTGATTCTACAATAGGAATTAATATGTTATCTTCTTTTTTATAAAATTCTGTTACTTGATCCCAATCCTTCCAGCTAGTACTGTCTAATGGATTACACATACGACATTTTAAGTTGCATAAGTTGTTTAGTTTAATTTCCATAGTAGGAAGTTCAAACGGCATTGTATAATCTTCTTCTAATGCATCAAGTGCATCGGGGTACAAGTTGACTCTAGCTTCAGGTATTACCCCTGCTATATGACGCTGTCGTAAGCTCTGCACCCCCTGATCTTCTAGGTCAAAGCAAGGCTTGCATGCGTTTGGACGTTCGTTACTAAGAACCTGCTTACGTACTTCGCGCATGGCATCACCATTCCACACCTCTTCCAGTGTTTCATTTTGAATATATCCAATAGGCGCACTACGACAGCATATCTTAATGGCACCATCCTCTCTAGTAGCAAGCCCTGTAAAAGGATGCATACAGAATGTGCAACTTTTATGCATTATCTATTCCCCATTGGCGTTCCTTGCACCAAAAACATTCTCCACATTCTGGCACATCTTGCCCGGGTGTATATGTTGTATAATCCAAACCTTTAAATTCTCCTTCGCAACTGCGAGTAAGATTTAACAAATCTACAATATTGTTTTCGTAGAACTGCCGTATAATCCAATCCTTTTTAGTATACACGAAAGGATGACAAATGTCAACCCCGTTGTGTACAAAATGAGGAACTAATGTACCTTCATTACGCTCATCTAGTTGTCCAGGTATATCTATATCAGGATTCATATTTACACCGCCGTATAACGCATCTAAGTTGTATTGGTGTGCAATGTATTCATTATGCGAACGTAGTATAATCCTATTACCTGATTTCATTTTACCATACTCGTCTTTAATGAAATAATTAGTAGGCTCTTCTAATTCAGGCGGTATTAAGTTTTTGTGTATATAAAACTTATTATTAAACTCTTGTTTTAGCCAATCAATTACACCATCGGCAACGTATCCTTGCCATGGTCGTGTCTTCCACATGCGTATTTGGTTAGTAATATGTATTTCTGTAGTTGTACTTACGTTTTTACATATTAAGTAAGCAAGTAGAGCACTATCTGCGCCACCGCTTAAACTTATGCCTATTCGATTCCACTTTTGATCTAGATATATGTTCATAACAATACTTATCTATTAAGTACATACATAAATAAATATATGATAACACAGACTGCATACTTTGTCAATGATGATATTAAACAACAGTTAAAGTCTGCTGATATAGATGTTAACTTTAAGTTGCCGTTAAACGAGCCAACTGGAGACTTCTTCTACGATGCTTGGACTATTAAAGAAGAATACAAAGACACAGTATGGGACAACTTAGTATCTACATTACCTAGCAACATAGGCGAAGCACGTTTAATAAAACTAGACCCCGGGCAAGCATATCTTTCCCATGCAGATATGGATGATAGATATCATTTTAATATCCAAGGTGAGCGTAGCTTTGTATTATACACTGACGCTAATTTAATATATCCTCAAGTAGAATCGAACTATTGGTCTGATATGAATGCCGGTGAACTGCATAGTGCAGTAAATACCGGAAGTATTGATAGAATACAGTTGGTAGTTAGAAAATTACTTAATAGAAATGTATTAAAAGATCCTGTGCATATAACAATGACACTAAAGGAACTTAAATCTGATTACAGATATGTGTTTGATGAGTTTTATAGTCCCTGGCTTAATGCAGCAAATAAAAACAGAATAGTAAATAGCTTTGTGTATAACACTAACTACGTTTCGTTTAACATTGAAAGTAGTCATTTAGAAGAATTTAAATTAATCGAAACTTCGTATTTTAATTTAGCAGTAGGACCAGCAACATGAAACATTATTTAGGAAAAATAGATACTCACATATGCGACTCGATAATTAGTGAATGTATGCAACATACTGTGATGCCGTTTACTGGTAATAGAGATCTTGATCCCGGGCATGAATTTTATGAAGATCATTTAGAACAAAAACAACTAGCAGATGAACACGGATACTCGAAAGGCAATAGTGTAGAATTCTTTCATTACAGACCAGGTACGCATTACAACAAAGAAATTAATGAAATAATTAGTGTTGCAGCTGACATTACAGTATTACAAAGTTTTATTAGTGAAATACGTCCTGGAAAGTGCGCACCTTGGCATTGGGACATTCCTAGTTTAACAGAGGATGTTAATTTAGTTGGGTATACTAAAGAACAGTTAATGAGATGTATTTGTTTTATAGATAAACCTAAACCAGGACAAGCATTTATGGTCGAAGACGAATGTTTCTATATGGAACCACAAGGTACTATATATCGCTATCCGAAACTAGAAAGCTGGCATGCAGGATTTAATGCCGGGCTAGGCACTAAGTTCCTTTTTACATTTACAGCCTTAGTAAGTTCCACTTAGTTTTAATTTTTCTCTAAATGCATCAGTGAACGTTCCGTCAATACGCATACCGTATGTAGGACTCATAACACGATTCCCTCCGTGCCAATCTTGATCATTCCAAAAAGCTGCACGAGTGTTAATGCCGTGTTTCATCTTTTTGTCAGGATCCCAAATATAAAATTGATTGCGAGTGTCTGTACGGATATGTATAAACTCGTTGTTATGATCTTCGTATCTGTCTTTGGGCCATATGCCGTTTTGTGCGCCTAAGTCTCTGTGTTCAAATGGCAATCCATCTGCTTCGCAGTGAAAAAACATTACTCGACCAAATGATTTGAATATTTCATTATCCTTAAAGCCTTGTAGCCAACGCATAGTATTAGGAAAGAACTCTGATTCTTCAGTTTCTTTTTTCTCCTCAGGACGATCATCCCAGTCGCCTTCTTCGTGTAAGAAGTAATAGATATAAGGATCGTACGCTTCCATTGCCATTTTAAGATAACGTGTAATTACATTACGCTGCTTATAGTCTTTAAAGTCTGTAGGCCATATTTTCATACCCTCTACTTTAATTGGATCATCGTCGGGCAATGCTTGGAACTCTTCCATTGCAGCATATATAGGTTTCCAATTAAGCGTGTAACTCATGTCTTTAAATTCAAAGCCTGGTTTCATCCAAGTGCCTTCTTTTGCAAACCATCTTGCTTCAGCAAAGCCTCGCATAATTTCTGGCTGCAATTGTTCAAACGTTTCCATGTCTACGTGCTGTTCCATATCTAAGTATGGTCGTCCGTTAATACCTTTAATCATGCTACTTCTCTTTTTTATATACTGTTAATAAATCTAATGGTTCTTTAGTTGGATTTCTAGTAAACATATATCGTTCGATTGGACTGTCAGGAAGGGTATTGCCTTTATTTTTCCAAGCGTCTCTTCTAATAATTTGATGTAAGAAATTTGTTATACCACCTGGCACAAAATCGCACCATGGTCCAGAGCGAAGTTCTTCCATATCAATATCTGTTTCGTCACACCATTGAATAATTCTTATGTCTTTGCCGTCTATTTTAGCCATAACATGATATATATTATTGTCAGCTTCTACAATTCTTTCAAATAATTTATTATTATCCTTACACCATTGTTCGATTGCTTTGTATACGTCACTAACAAATATACGCACTTGTCCAGGATTACGACCAATATCGCTTCCGTAACGAATTCTAAAGTTTTTACTTCGCCATTCGTTGCTACATATTTCGTTCATTATAAAGTCAACTTCTCCTAGAGTCATCATAGTATAACTGATATAACTTATATGTAATCCTTCTGCATGTGCATTATGAATGGCTTCAAGTTGTTTTCTTCTAATTACTTTGTGATCATTATAACTTGGATGATTCAATCCTATGTTAACACTACTTAATCCGCTTGCAATTGCCGACTTTACATAGTTTCTATCTGAAAAACGAATACCGTTAGTCATTACAGACACAGTAATACTAGGATCTAAAGCATTAATTTGTTCAACAAGACTATTAAAGTCCTTACGTAAAGTTGGCTCTGCTCCACTAAGGATGACGCGATGTATAGCATCTTCGCCAAGGGGCCACTTTTTAATTTGTGAAATAATTTTTTCAGCTGATTGATCTGTAAGTGCATTATCAGGTTCGTGATAACAATGCGGACAGGCTAAATTGCACCTGTCAGTTACTTCTATTAGCACTCCGCCGTTAAAGTTGTATTGAGGGTTATCTTGGGTATAGTATATATTACGATAAAATTCGTAATCACTTTCAATCATGTGGTGACTTGTACCGTGTGTTTCACAATGTTTGGCTATAAATACTTGATTATTTTTGTGATAGCGTAATGCCGGAACATGATAATGACAGTGCTGGCATAGACTAACAGTGGGCAACAGTTCATTACCATCGACGTCTTCTATTGCAGAACGTATAGTATCAATTGCGTTCTGCGTAAATTGATTTATACCAACTATTTTAATTTGATCTAACAATTATTAGTTCCTTTATTGTATATTTGTTTTGCTGCATCTATAAAGTCGTCAGTATAGTTTTTTCTAAAACTTTCAAAACATAAATGTTGTAATGTATTTAACGATTCTGGCTCATCCCAACTTATGCCCATAGTCTCTATTTGTGTACGCATTATATCTTGTCTTGTACTGTATATATGACTAGCATGATCTGAAATCTTAATTGAACCTTCACTTTCGTGATAGCAGAAAAAATGATTAAAACTTTTTAATTTTCCGTCTACTATAAAGTAACTGCTAGGATGTAGGCTATATTTGTATAATCCTACATCTTTGTATGCTTGTAATATCTCAAGCATTTGTTCTCTCCAGTCTGGCAGCACACTATCGTAATTTGCTACAGTGCAGTTAGCACGATTCCAAAAGTCAATCCCGTCAACACTAAGGTATAATTTTTGTTCTTGTGCATCGACTTTAAATATGTTAGGAACATGCTGCGGATATTCTTCGGCCATTAGTTGTGAATACTTAACTTCTCGATTCCACTTTTCTGTCATTAATGCAGGATCAAGTACTTCGTTTTGTCCTTTGTGATAAACAGCATCATTGTAAAACCATTGACAAAACAACTGTCTATCTTCTCTCATAAGACTTGTGTAAATTAAATTGTTACGACATTTCCCTTCGCCTGGTATGTCATTCCAGTAGTAATCGTAGTTCATATGTATAATGCCTTGTTGTTGTACCTTTCTAAGCTACGGTTAATTAATGCGTTATGTTTATCATTATCTATAATACCAGCAGTAGTCAATATTATTTTTGGTCGATGTGTTTCTACTGCTCCATGCCATACATTGTTATTATTAAATGCAAAGCACGGACTCTGTATATTTGGATAGTGTTTTTCTCCGTTTTCTTCTTTACTAAAATAAAACGTATTATGTTTAGGGTCTGTTAAATAAATTGTATAACGTCTAGGTTCTGCCGGATTATGCGGATCGTGTGCATCTTGATGATTTGGAATGGGTCCTAATTGATAAAGCATACCACTTACTGTTAATTGCTTAAATGGCAATTGTTTGATACAGTTAGCAAGACTAGGAAATGTTTCCTCAAATCCAGGATGAAAAAATAAGCCTTCGTTTACTCCGTCAGTTCTACGATTGTCCCACATTTCTTTATCAAACCTACGCCAGTCTTTAGGTTCCTTACAAGTTGAAGTCATTGCCCATGCATGCCGGTTTGAAGTTAACTCCCAATAGTCGTTATCTAACAATTTATGATTTTCGAACCATTGCAACAGCAATTCTTCGTTAGGCCATTCTACATCAATATCTATAGGCAAGTATGCTAGATGTTTCATATAGTTCCTTCTAAAGATATTAAGTCGTTGAGTTTATCTTGTTTTAATCTAAAAATAATAGTAACTCTGTCTTCATTACTAGAATTAAATGTGTGATGCGGATTTGTAGTGTTTAACAAATAAGCACTTCCATCTGCAATTAGTTCGTATTCTTTGTCAAATGTTATTGCAGGACCGCTAGTGTGAATAGGCAACCACACAGTGTATTCGTCTTCTGCATCAGTATGCTCGGTAACCTTGCCACCTGGCGGCTGCACACTTACTGCCCAGCGATACCCAAACGGTATCTTATCTTGCAAACGACTAATTATACCAAATGCTAATTCTGTATTACGATAATCTACTGTTTCGTGTTTGCTAATATTCCAAGGAGGACACGGTATTGTAATATCTTTTAAATTACTTTGTATAGCCCAGCCGTGTGTTAATAAGTTAGCAGGATCTTCGTAAGCAGCATCTCGCCATTGTTTGACAATATCATTGCCACACTTCTCCCAACTCCAATCTAAATGTTGGTAGTCTGTGTTTAATTTGTCGTAGTATTGGCGTAGTTCGTTAATACCTAATTTAAAATTTAGTTTTGTTACAGTATCCAACATCGGACTCCTCTGAAAAATATTTATGTAAATACGTTACAATGGGATACAGATACGATTTAACAGACACGCATGTCAAAATTTATTACGAGTCTACACCTGAGTTTGAAAAAGTAAGAGATATTTGCTTAGAGGAAGATAACTGGCTTCGCAATAATTATATTAAAGATAATTTAAAAGTAGAAGAACACACAGGCTACGGTGTACTTTACCAAATCAGCACGGGAAAACCTATGGTAATGGGAGGTGTGTTTAACGACAGTATATATCCTCCTAATGTTGCTAAACAAATTAACAGACTGTACACTTTTCCAGACTTTAGAATGACTGCTACAGATATGACAGACGGCTTTCGTTGTACCTGTAAACTAATAGATGCACTAGAAGAAGTAAATACGTATGAAGTGTACTTAATCACAATGCAAAATCGTCCTGCAAGACCTAACAGAGGATTTTGGAAAGTATGGTGTAAGCACATGGACATTGCCAGTGAAGGCGCATGGGCATTAGGAACAAATGGATATATACAAACTTGCCCGTGGCCCGTACAAAAGTGTTGGCAAAATTTTGTATGGAAAGAGACAACACAAGGTGCCTTTGACAACTGGGCACCAAAGACAATTACTCATGCTGAATGGAGTAAGTTAGAGGAAGGCAAATGAATTTAAACACCAAAGTAAGACTGTTACAAGGATTCAATCACGTAGTAACCATACCGGCAGTTGTATATGCAGTGTACACACAACAGTATTACCTATTTGCAATTGCTGCAATTTCTTGGTTAATTATTGGACCTATTAGCAGTGTTATAACTCTGCATAGATTACTAACACATAGAAGTTTTAAAACATACCCTTGGTTAGAAACTATACTAAGTTACATTAGCGTTATTAGCACAGTAGGACCTACAATGAGTTGGGTAGCTTTACACAGACAACACCATGCACAATCAGATAGAGAAGGCGATCCGCATAGTTCGTGGGCTGATGGCAAGTTTAATTTTAAAGAAGCAATTAAAGTTTGGCTAGGATACGATTGGAAAGTACCAGCTATCCCAGTAAGGTATATTAAAGACTTGATGCGTAGTCCTACACATAAGTTTATCTTTAAAAACTACTTTAAAATTATATTTGCATTTTCTGCTGTATTACTATTAATAGATCCTGCACTATGGTTATTTGCATATGTTGTTCCTGCAAGCATGACAGTGCATCTAATAGGCGTAGTTAATGTGCTTGGACACTATCATGGCTACAGAAATCACGAAACAAAGGATCATAGTTCTAATAGTTGGATTGCTAACATTGTTAGTTTAGGTGAAGGATGGCATAACAACCATCATGCAAAGCCTGCAAATTATCACACTGGAGAAAAATGGTGGGAGTGGGACTTAATGGGATCATTAATTAAATTAATTAAGATTGACTAATGGGTACATTTTATATAGAAAAGCCTGAACTAGCATATGTCCATGTTCCTAGAACTGGCATGGCAATGAAGAAGGTTATCTCAGATTGGTTACATCCTAACTTTAATGTACTATCTCACGTAGATTGGATGGTTGATCATCCGCACTTAGGCATGGTACGTGAACACTATCCAAATGCTAAGACAATAACTGTAGTACGCAACCCGTGGCAAAGAGTTTTTAGCTTATACCGCAAAGTGCGTGACGAAGGATATTGGTTAGACTGGAATGGACAAACTGTACTAGAACTAAAGCCTATCAATGAATGGGTTGCTGACTATTGCAATCCTGATATACCTTTTGAATTTCCAAGATGGTTTAATCGCTTTACGAATCAAGTAGACTTTATTAATGTAAACAACGAATGGGTTGATTATATATGTAAAGCAGAAACCCTAGAAGAAGATTTAAAAACTGTACAAGAGTACTTAGGTTGTAACTTGCCATTACCTAACATTGTAGGATACGATCATTGGGAGTTCAAAGAGCATTTCAATAGCGCAAGTATTGCAGCCATAAAAAAAGTCCACGCACGAGACGTAGACTTTTTTAATTATAAAGTTTAGTTATTAGTTTAAGTCTACCCAGGCTGATCCAGTGTAGCCTTGGAACTTAGTACCTGTTGTATTAAACACCATCATACCTGCTGTTGGAGTAGTAATTACTGCATCTCTAGCAGTGTTATCAGCATATACACCTGGCTTAATGAATGATGTAGTTTCAACTGGTTTATTTCCAGTTAGTATGTTGTTCCATCCATCTGTACCGTGATAATAACTTAATCCAGCAAGTGTAGTATCGTATACTATTGTGCCTTGTAAACCTAATCCGCCACTTACTTTAGCAAGTAGTGAATTTTTGACTGTAGTTGTTATGCCTAGTGATTGAATTGCTGGTGCAGTAAATACTCCGTTTGATTCTAAACGAGCAAACGAAGTGTTGAATGTGCCGTTGTCATCTCGTATACTAAAATCTATTCTACCTGGTGTCGCTTCCGTACCAACAGTATTTTCAGATACTCCGATATTTATAACTGCTTGTGTTTTATAAACA